TATATATAAAGAGTATGGTACTTTTTTTGTCATTTTGTCACTAAATTGGTCTCTTCCCTAGAGTATCAAGGGATACAGCGATTTTTAAAACGTCATTTCTGTGTCATATAGTGACAAAACATAAAAATTAGTGACATTTTTAATCTTTTATATTGACGCTTGGTGCTGAACATGCTATACTTAGTTCATAAGTTAAGAGGAGGAATAAATATGAAGAAACTTTTGTTAATATTAGTGATGGTGGCAAATATGTTGTCGTTGTTAGCAATAAATACCTTTGGAGTAATACTAATCTACGAGACAAGTATGATGATTTCAATACAGGGATTCTCAGAAACGCTAGATGGTATTTTAGCAATCACATTGACTCTACCAATGATTATTGGGTTGGATGCATTGGTACTATATGAGTATCTAAACAGCAAGTAGTACTTGAAGTAAAATAAAAAGGAGGAATTAATTATGAATGAAATAGACATTAAAACATTTATTGAAATAGACGGCGTTGAGTATTGCATTAGCACAACCTGGCTGAGCAAAACAATTCCACTTTACGAGACAATGGTTTTTGAAGCAATGGACAGACAGATTTTTAACTATGATGAACTATCAGAGTATACCAAGCAATATAGAAACAAAGAAGCGGCAATCAAAGGACACTATAAAACAATTAGAAAAATGTTGCTAAACAGTTGACACTGGTTTCTAAGCATGTTATACTTAGTGCATAAGATAAGAGGAGGAAAACAAAATGACACACGAAAAATACAACGAACTACAAGTTAAAATGGATAAACTAGCGAGCGACTTCGTAGACGAAATGGCAGAAATTGAAAGCAATGAAGAAATGGAAATGACTTCAGAATGGTTAGACAATCATATGGATGAAATATTCAAATGGGCAAACGATAATGACGCTGAAGAAAAAGTTTTAGCTGAGTTAAGAGATGACTACCGTAAACTTAAGGAGATGTTACTATGTTAGCCAAATATTACACTGAGATCATGAAGATACAGCTTAGAGAGTTCAAACGACTCTCTAAGTCTCATGAGAAAGCAATGGAACAATTAATGAAGATGAACGAACCAGACAGCATGCAGAGCCACACCACACAACGTTACTGGCAGACACATAACAAAATAGAACAATCTGAAAAAGAAATGCGCACCATAATCGAAGAGTTAAACGAATTAGAAAAGCGCTTTCACTGGTTAGATAACTTACACCAAGAACGCTTTCATTTTCTCACAAAAGATACACAACTATTTCAGAAAATTATCAAATTGATGGACATTTACAAATAGGAGGAAATAAGATGAATTTAAAAAGAGAAATTGACGAATGGAATAATCCACTAAAAGATGTTGCAAGTGGATACTGGCAAAATGGTGTATGTACTGAAAATAGCTTTAAATATCAAGTCACTTTAACATATGATGAACTGATGGTTGTTGTTGGATATATGATGATTGGTATGGATAAAATTAAACTATATAAGGAGGAAGAACAATGATAATGATAACATATCTTGTAATAATTAATCTATTAGCTGCCGTAGGTATTATAGCTATCATCTATATGATTGATGAGATTAAGACAGATAGAAAAATTAAAAAAGAAAAAGCACGCAAAGAACAAATGAGAAAAGATTTATTGGAAATTATTGATGAGATTATGGAGGAAGAAGAATGAATTTCATAATTAGACTACTATTAGTAGTGGTAATTCTAATGATTTTAAAATTTACAGCAGTATTCGCCTTCAAATTAGGTGATAAAGTAAACCGCAAACGTATTAAAAAGTTAAAAGAATTGAACAAACGTTTGGTTGAACAGGTGAAACGTTATGAGAATGACTATCAATCCATTTACGAAAATATGGTACGTGTGAACACAATGATGAGAGAGCTTAAAAAAAGAAAACGAAGAATTGAGAAAACAACTTGACAAGAATGATAAATGTGACTTATAATTATTATATAAACAAATAGGAGGAAAAATAAATGATTGGATATATTGTATTATTCATTATATGGTCACTACTAATGATCTGCTTAGGTATAAAAATGGCAGATAAAACGTGTGATGATAGAATAGAAAAACTAGAACGAAGTAGAGATTTCCACAAAGATCAAAAAGAAATGTTTGTAGAACAAGCCAAAACAATTTTTAAAGAAAACAACTATTTAAAAGAACGCAACACTCAACTAATCAACGAAAATGAAGAATTGAAAAAACAACTTGACAAACCAAGAACTGTTAGTTATGATATTATATATAATAATATCATAGGATGTGAGGTACCCAATAGTGATGAAGCAACACCACCATTACAGAAAAAATAGGAGTAAAATAATATGAGCACATTTATCATTCTAGCAAAACGACACACACAAACTATTCAATTAAGCTATCTAGCTGAAACAATGAGAGCTGCAATTGATGACTTTCGCTTGACATATCCCAAAAAACACTATAAAATTATTGACTGTAAGGAAGCAACAAATTATAATAGATAGTAACGTTTAAACTAACAACAAGTAAGCTTAGTAGTGTAATCATAACAGAGGAGGAAAATGAAACGTTAAACTTAAAAGAAGGACAAACATATGTTTGTATCAAGGCAGATAGACCATGGTGGACAGTAGGTAAAGAGTATAAAGTAATAGTAAACAGTTGGGGTGAACTATGTCTGGTTGATGATGATGGTGCTAAATGGACAAATAAGTATTTGAATAAAACTGATTATCAATTTAAATTAAAAGAGACGCAATCAAAAGTAGAGACTGAGAAACGCAAGTATACAGCCTTTGATGTTAACAAAGTAATTCTCAGAGCTAATAATATGTATGACAACGATTCACAACGCTTGGCATATATAAAAGGTTATTTTGCGAAATAAAGAGAGGATGACAAAATAATGTTTAAAGTATTATTGACAAAATACAATGCTGGAGAAGGTATAGAAGTAACTGAATTTAATTACATTGATAAGTATTACTTTGAAGATGACTATTTAATTTTATATGATAATACCAATAAAGTAAAAACCTATATTCAAAAAGAGCAGGTATTAGAATTTGAGGTGAATTATGAATAAAACGAACGAACTAATCACATTGACCAGAATTGATGAAACAACTGTATATGTAAACATTAATCACATTGCGGCATTCTATCACAACAAAGCTTGGGAATACACTATTGTTATCCTGTCAAACGGTACTCAATTAGATATAAAAGACTCAGTTGAATCAATTGCTAAATATTTTTAATTAAAAGGTATAGCACAAAGTTTTCATTTGTGCTATACTAAGTACATAAGGGGGAATTAAAAATGAATGAAATTTGGAAAGATATTAAAGACTATGAAGGTATCTATCAAGTGAGTAATTTGGGAAGAGTTAAGCGAGTTAATACTAACCGTATTTTGAAGAGTTATATTAATTCACAGGGATATCTAAGAGTGGGGCTATTCAAAAACAGTACTAAGTCTAACAAGCGAATTCATAGACTAGTAGCACAAGCGTTTATACCAAACCCAGATAACAAATCGCAAGTGAATTATATTGACGAAGATAAAACAAACAGTAGAGTTGACAACCTAGAATGGGTTACTGCAAAAGAAAATAATAATCACGGAACACGCAATGAAAGAATAGGTAAAGCGATTACTAAAACGCAAAGTATTCCAATCATTGCAACTAATATCAAAACGGGTGAATCTACAGACTTCAATAGCTCAAACGAATGCGCCAGAGAATTGAGCTTACATCAACCTAGCATTTCACGAGCACTGCAAGGTAGACTGAATCAAACTGGGGGCTACACGTTTAAATATAAGGAGGAAATGGAATAATGAATGAACTAACTAAAATAGATTACTCAGCACCAGTTGAGGAATTACTACCAGTTTCAAATAAAAACTTTCCAAGTGAGGAGTTTGTGGACTTCAATTCAGAAGTAGGAAGGATGTACTACGGAGGCAAAGATGGTACACAACCAAAATTTGAGATTCAACAGGAATTATTCATTGATAAATTTAACCAGCTAGCCTATGTGTACGCTCACCCTAACTTGAATGCGCCATACGTATATAATGCAGACACACGTATCTGGTCTGAGGTAAATCTAGGTAGTTACAAATATTCAGATTGGTATTTTGAGAACATTTTAGCACCAAAATTCACACCACAATTCAGAAATCCAGAATTCGGGAATGAGATTCGCAAAGAAATGAAGAAACTAGCTCCTGAGTTAGCTAATCGCTCCATGACACGTGGGGAACACGCCCCACTAGGTGACAACCCTAACCCAAACATTATTGCCTTTGAAAATGGGACATATGACTTTAAAACAAATGATATTAGAGAGACCAGATTAGAAGATTACCACACACTTCAATTACCATACCCTTTAATAAAAACAGATGAGACAGATGAACTACTCGCAAAACAATGGATTGATTATCTACTAAAAGACCAAGCCCAAACATTATATGAGTACATTGGGTATATGTATTATAGAGAATACAAATATCAATCTATTTTATACCTCTTAGGTAATGGGTCAAACGGTAAATCATATGTAGGTGGATTTATCATGAACAAATTAATTGGATTCAAAAACAGCTCAGCAGTTGGTCTAGACAGCTTAGCAGATAAAAACAATCGTTTTGACAAGGCTTCATTGCACCATAAATTACTAAACTTTGAAGCGGATTCAAGTGCAAACTTTGTAAAAGGTACAGAGACACTGAAAAAGCTTTCAGGAGGTCTTGATGCCGTTCACGCTGAGAAAAAAGGAAAAGATGCGTTTAGTTTCACCAACTATGCGAAATTAATGTTCTCCATGAATGAACTACCAGCATTTAACGACCGTACAAATGGATGGTATAGACGTATTCTGATTCTAAACTTCAACACCAATCTTGATACACCAGAAGCACGTGAACGTATTAATGAGTTCAACAAACAACGTGAGGAACGTGAGTCAAAAGAGCAACTTGGTAAATTTGCATGGTTCTGTATTCAACAATTCAAAAAGATTTTAGATGCTGGTACAAATGGTGAAAACCCATTCACAGAAACAGAAGATATGATTGCCTTCAAGAAAGCTTATATTGAATCAAATGACCCATCTAAAGAGTTTTTGAGTGAAGTACCTGTCATTGTGGAAGATGAAGAAGGCACTGTTAATCTAACACTATTGAAGAATATTTTTAATGTGTACACTAAAGAGAATAATATTAACAAATCAATGAACTGGCGTACCATGAAAGAATTATTACTTAAACAAGGTTTTGAAGAAAAGCGTACAAGTAAAGCACGTGTCCTCACTGGTCTAAAGATTGCACGCAACGGAGACAATGAGTCAATTAGACCATATTTAATGAACGCATTAGCAGGAACAGAGTATGTAAACATTTTCAATGATGTAGAATAGGAGGAAACGGAATGAACAAGTATTATGTATACACAGTAAACAGTGATACACCATTTGTAGTCAGAACAAACGACGATCTACAAGAAAAATATTGGGACACCGTTGCAGAAACAGATGGTAAAGGTTTGTGGCGTTTTGAGTATGAGGGTGAACAAAAACCAGGTAGAACACCAACCAAGTATGATAGTATATTTAGAGTAGAGCACATTGTATCTATTGTGAAAATAATTGAATAATTTTAAACTTTACCCTTGACTTATTGTTGAGGGTATTGTATTATATAAATATAGAGAAGGAGGAAGTAACATGAAAAAAGCAATTATTTATTTAGGCATATTGATGGGCGTTGTAACATACAAACAAAATCCAATAAACTTGTTAGCAATGCCAATATATTGCTACACACTTTACAAATGTTATATTGAATTTAAAAACACCTAAGGAGGAAACAAACATGACATTTATGATGATGGGGTTATTATTTATTGGAGCAGTAATTTACGGAGCAGGAGTACTTATACACTGGTTAGAAGAAGGAGGATATTAAGATGGAAAACGAAACTATCTATACATCAGACTCTATAGAATGGACAAAAGGACAATGCAAGAAATGTAAAGGAATTAAGTATTGGAATGAAGATTATCGTTCAGACAATCATTTATGTGATGATTGTCTTGAACCAAGTGGAATTTACTATGACTTAACAGATGAGCAAGCCCAAAAGATTGAACATGAAATTGCTTGGATTGTTAGTGATAGAATAGGAGATATCAAACATGAAGTTGAGTATAAGTTTCACGCCGTACAATTTGTACTACAACCCTTTTTTGAACACACTAATTTCAAAGTATTTGGTGAAAAGCAAACTTACACAAAATCTGAATTTATTGAAAAGTTTAAAGATATGGAAGTTGTCAGTGTTGTTCCAATTAACAATGAGTTTATTCTAAAATTACAGCACAGAGAATGGTCTTTCTAAAGGAGGATATTAAAATGTACACTGTTGGTAGACATCCAGAACACACGTATGCCATAGAAGTATTGAACGATAAAGGAGAATGGGTAAGGGATATGTACGACGTACCTATAGATCAATATAGCATAACGAAGCTGGCTAAACATTACAAATTACGAGGATACACATTAAAACAAGTTAGAATAGTGAAGGTGGTTTAATATGGATAAAATCAATTACAGAAAAGAACTAACAACAGAAACGAATGAGCAAGTGTACGTTGGAACGTATGACAACAATAGTGATATTTACATTGGATTAATAGACGATGAAGATGATAATGCCATTGTAACACTAACTCGGGAAGAGGCACAACGTGTAAAGCGCTACTTAGAAGACGCTATTACAACTAACATTATTAATTGGGAGGAAGAATGATGTTAACATTAAAAGAATGGGACGCTATTGCAGATAGATTAGAGTCAAAAGTACTCTCAAAATATGGTGAGGAAGAACAGACATATATGTGGGCACTATATGGTGGGCTATTACAACACATGAAAGACTCAGGCTTGACAATTGATGAAGTACTAGTTATTTGTGAAGAGAAAGCAACAGGTAAAAAGAAAGGATTGAGTAAGAAATCATGAAAGAAAGTCAATTCAGTAAACAAGTAGTAAAATATTTAAAAGAAAAAGGTGCATTAGTAAACGTCAACACCGCAAATATGTTTGACAAAGTTGGTCGTTCTGATGTAGAATGCTGTTACAAAGGATATTGGATTAGCTTAGAATTAAAGGTAGGTAACTATCAACCAGACCCATTACAGATCAGTTACTTACAAAAAGTACGTGACGCTGGAGGCTTTGGACTGCTTCTGCGTGACACACTTCAAGAACTCATGGTTTTATTATCTTGTATTGATAATGGCATTGAACGTCAATATAAACAACCAGAATTACCAGAAATTAAGATTGGAGAGATTGAGTATGATTAAGCTACGAGACTTTTTAAACTGTGTTGATATTGATGAAACGATTTTAGAAATTAATGGATTAGAGTATTTACCACAACAATTAGCAAGCTCTTTCTTTTCAGCTCAAATAGATTTTATGCAAGTATCAGAACTTTATTTCAACCCAAATAATATGATAACGGCGGTGATTCAATTTTGATTAAAGAGTATTTAATTACGTATGAAAAGAAACAATATGATGGCAGATATATTACATCAAAAGAATACAAGATTGAAATTCCCGCATTAATACTTTTTGACGCTGTAGATTATGCACACAACACTCTAGAATTAGAGGGTATCAAGGAGGTACGTTTAGTATGAGTTGGATTATGAAAGCTAAAATATTGTATATAAAACAGGTGTCAGTATATGCAGCAAATGAAGAGTATATGAAGTTAGTAAATATATGGTATAAATGGGAGGTAGTACGTTGAATTTATTTGACTATCAGAAAGAGGCAATTGAAAATTTTGAGACTAAGCCACTGAATCTATCAGACGTTGGAACAGGGAAGTCATACATGAGTATTGGCTCATATGTAAAAAGTGAGTGTAATAAACTATTAATCATTTGTCTAGCACCTAAAGTAAATGATTTTGTAGACGATGGAGAAGCATTTGGTTTGAAGATTACAGCACTCAACAAAGGCACAAAGAAAAATCGTGAGCTATTAGAAGAATCAAACCATGTGGCAATCAGCTTTGAGAGTAGTTGGCGCTTAACTGAGTTGGTAAAATGGGTAGACAAAGATACCTTCATTATCATTGATGAATCACACAAAGTTGGTGTATCTAAATCTAAAGTAACTAAGTTTGTAATGCAACTTAGTAAGAAAGCCAAACACACTTATTTATGCACAGCAACGCCTGTCAGCAATGGAAAACTAGAAAACTGGTACTCACAACTATATATAGCAAACGTGTTTAGAAAGCCTAAGAAAGAGTTTGAGCAACTATTTGTTATCAAACAAATGAGACAGATGGGCGCAATGCGTTTCATGGATATAGTGGGCTATCAGAATGAACACCTACTTCAACAAATGATAGACAATGCAAGTGTACACTACAAACGGGATAAAGGTTATTTACCACAAGATTACGTTTACAAAACAAAGAAACCTGCTATGTACAATAAGCTGAAGAAAAATAGAATTTACAAAGATGATTACGATAACATTGTTGAATTAGATAATGCAAGTAATCTATTTAACAGACTCAGACAAATCAGTCATGGTTTTCTAGAGGGGGTACTCAAACCAGTCTCTAAAGAACCATTTGAACGCTTAGAATCAATTTTAGAGACACACAATGACGAACGTGTGGTTATCTTCTACACTTATAGAGCTGAGTATTTAATGTTACGTATGCTATTAGATAAATTGAAACGACCATATGGTGTATACAATGGAAACCTAAAAGAATTAGACAACTTCAAAAACAATGAAAATGGTGTAGTACTAGCCCAATACAAGTCAGCCTCAACAGGTATAAACGATTTTGTAATTAGTAATGTAACAATATTCAATTCTATGCCTCTAAGCTCCACAGAGTATTTACAAGCAAAAGGCAGAACGGATAGACATGGACAGGAGAAAACCCCACTGTATTATCATATTGTGCCTGATACACCTATTGAGAAAAAGATTTTTGAGACAGTCACAAATGGAAAAGACTTTACAAATGAAATGATTGAGGAGAGTGTGAAATGAAAAAGAGATATAAAGGCTACTTTAAGAAACCAACACGCACACTACCTGATATTAAATTTAAAAAGCAAGTGATTAAGTCATTCAACTTCACAGAGAAGCCACGTGTAGGACTGTGGGTAAACACGTATCTAAAATATATAAATAAATTGTAGAAACTAGTTGACACCCCTTAACTGGGGTGTTATACTTAGTACATAAATAAGAGGAGGAATGAAAATGAAACAATTAAGACTAAGGAAAAATGGTAAAGCGCCACTAGTAGCTGGAGCGTTTGATGGAGAAGATTTTAAATTAATTCAATCATGGGTGCAAGAAGGTGGCAACGTGGGTATACTCACTGGCTCATCCAGTGGGATTGCAGTAATTGATATTGACACTCATAAAGGTGTGAATGGTATGGGTAACTTAATAGAGTTTTTGGATACGTATGACATTGAATTGCCAAAGACCAAGGTTGTCAAGACGCCAAGCGGAGGCTATCATTTTTATTTCAAATTAGATGAGAAATATAATGAAACACAATTTATTCAAAATCATTCGCAGCTAGAAGGCGTTGACTTCCAAGTCCATGGTAGGTACGTTGTTGCACCACCTAGCCAAATTGACGGAAAGTATTACGAAGTAGTGCGTGACGTAGAACTCGCAGAGTTACCTGAGAAGTGGTTAGAAATGTTCACAGATAAAACGATTACTAAAAAGAATAAGAAGCGAGAAAGAAAATGGACGGCGAACTTATTAGGTGATATAATTGCAGGTAGTGGGGAAGGCGGAAGAAATATCTGGCTAACTACTCAGATTGGTAAATTATTTGCAACTGGATTAAACCATGATGAGGTGCGTGTGTGGTCTCTATATATAAACCAGATTGGCTGTAATCCACCATTATCAGAGGATGAAGTACTGCAAACATATGAGAGCGTTCGTAAGCGTGAAATAAGAAGGATGGAGGACTAATAATGGATAAACGATTATTTAGCACAGAGTTTAAAAATGGGTATTGTGTGACAGTATTCAGTCAATCACGATTTGAGTTAAAATATTATGTAGAGATTTTTCATGTTAATGAACCACAAGACACTCATAAAGTTGAGTTTCATACCGCGCGCGAGGTTTTTGGATATTTATCAGATATTCAAAACTATAAACAAAAAGACTAGTCAATTGACTAGTCTTAACGAGAGGAGGGAGGAGGAATATCCCTATAATTAATTATATCATAAAACAAAACTTTTGTGTTGACTTTGAAACAAGAATGTGGTACTATTAAAATAGTTAAAAGAGAGAGGATTTGATAAAATGTTTAAAGTTGGAGATAAGGTCAGAGTAACAGAATACAGCAATAAGAGTTATATTGGATTAAAAGGTGTTATAACTGCAATAAGTGACAACACCTATCCAATAAGAGTATACTTACGTAACAAAGGCTTTCACTCCTTTAATCCGCAACAGTTAACTCCTGACAATAAAAATAATGAATATGAAGAACTACAAAAAACCAAACGTTACAGATCCAACTCAGGTAGACAGCTCTTTGATGTATTAGAAGACGACTTACTAACCTGTGAAGAGCTACAAAATACAACACGTTACAAAACTAAATCAGGTAAACAACTCTTTGACGTGTTAGAAGACGACTTACTAACCTACGAAGAATTACGTGGTTTCTACAAAGCGAACATCTACAAATATACGCATAGATATAAGCAAAAAAATGGTATTGAAGATTTGAAAAAAGTGAAGGTCTATGTAGACCAACTAATAAAATTGGAGGAAAAACAAGATGAGATTTGAACCATTAAACGAACCATACGACATGTATGCCATAACAGATGAGGGGCATGTGTTTCATTTAGACAAAGAGCGATATGAAAATGAACTAGTTGATTCAAAGAATGGAAAGATGTATGTAGTACTTGAAGGCTCACATAAGAAGTCACGCAAGTTCTACGTCTCTCAATTAGTAGCAGAGATGTTTGTTAGAAACGAGCATAACTTAGGTTATTTATATTTCAAAGACGGTAACGTACAAAATAGTCACTATACCAATATTGGTTACGCAATTAATCCAAAAGAAGGCCTACAACGTGTGTCACGTCCTTTCAGAAAGAAAGTAGAGCCAAAACGACATGCTTTAATTGTAGCTATTGGAGAAGCGTGTGAGAAAAAACATTGGAAAGAAGCTAATAAATTAGGTAGAGAATTGTGGGAGTTGGAGGGCGCGTCATATGAAAACAGAAACCATGAGTTTTGATATTCACTATACAGGAAGTAAAGGAAACTGCGCTTCTATCTATTATGATAAGTTAGGATTCTTAATTGACATAGGGAAGCCATATAAATATATTGAGCCCTATTTATTTAACAAGCAATTTATTCTAATAACACATAAACACCAAGACCACCTTGTATATACAACATATAAAAAAATAAGAGAAAACTTTCCGCACATTAAAGTATTAGGCAACCAGGAAGTACAAGATAACTTAAAGAGACGTAACTTACCACTGTTAGACCTTATTTTCAAAGATGACTTCCAATTTCAAATTGGTGAAGTTAAGTTCACAACCCTTCAGAATTATCATGGAGCTGGGGAAGAGTATACAGAAACACATGGTTTCATCATGGAGACCCCTAACCAAAACACTCTATTTGCCACAGACTTAAGTACAATGACAGACTATGAAAAGTATCTATTGGAAAATGATTTAAAGATTGATACCCTATTACTTGAAGCTAATTATGACCCTAAAGTGATTGAATTTTACGAATCAACTAAAACGCACACTGGATATGACGTCTTTAGTAATGGTAGTTACCGTCATTTAAGTACAACAGAACGAGAGTTATTTGTTGACAAATTTGGTAAAGATGATATGATTAATATAGAGCTACACCAGTCAGAAACCTACCGCACGTTTGATGGATTAATTAAACGTTCAAAAGGAAAAATTTTACAAAAAGATGTTGACAGCTGGCTATTAAGATGATAAAATTAAAACATAAAGAAAGAGGAGGAAACAAAATGAAATACCAATATGGAGACTTAGTAAAATTCACAAATAATTATGGAATGCACGCAGCACAAGGTGACACAGGTACCGTTCAACATGTAGACAAGTTTGGAAACATTCTTGTCTTAGTTGAAACTGGAGAATTTGCAGCACGCTTTGAGGAAGTACGTGACGAAGATATTGAACTGATTGACCGCTTGAGTGATGAAGATTTGGATTTGTTGAAGGAGGAGCTGTGAGGATGAACTATAAAACACTGTTAAAGTTAGATTATGGCTACACTGAAAACCAATTGTTTAATGTGATTGATAATTGTAAATGGCTATTCAAATTTAATTATTCAGTCAATGAAATATTTGCTGTAGAATATAAACGTCTCAAATTAAAGGATGAAAAATATGGCATTTGAATTATCAATTCAATCTACAGGTAAACATGAAATACAATTCATTGGCTACGAAAAAACACTTGAAGATGTTAGGAGATTAGCTGACCGTATGAAAGAGCAAGAAGTGAATGAGGAAAACATTATTGAAAACAAAAAACTTCTTGCTGAAATTCGTAAAGAAATTAAAAAATTAGACTCAGAACGTCTAGCTGTTAAGCGTGAAATTATGACACCCTATGAGGAACTCAATGAGAAAATAAAAGTATTGAAAGAGGTACTTGGTGAAGGTGAGGGTCATATTAATGCACAAATTAAAGAGATTACTGCACGTGAACAAGAACAACGTAAGTTACAAATCAAGGACTTATTTAAAAAATATCAGAAGTCATATAACGCTCCACAGTGGCTTACTTTTGATAAGTTCATTGCCAAAAATCCAACGCTAATTACTAATAAGGCAACAAGTGCTAAAAAGATACGTGAAGCAGTGGTTTCTTACTTTGAAACATTTAAACAGGACTATGAACTATTAAAAACACAATATCCAGACAAGGATGATCGTTCAGCCATTCTAATTGCCTACTCTAAAAACGGTCATAATATGCAAGAGGCTATTTTAGACTATGCAAGTATGATTGCTGAGAAAGAACGTCTTGAAAAAGAACAGGCTAGAGTAAAAGAAACGAAAGCACCTGACATTGTCATACTCACTGGAAACGAGCAAAAACAGGAGGCTCATAAACCAGTTGAATATGTGACAATCAAAGTGAAGAAAGAAGACTTGAAGAAACTTAAAATTGATTATGAGGTACTGTAACAAGCTACACAAGTAAGGGAATATATGCTATAATAGATTTTGTAAGAGAGAAAATAAAACAAATTAATTGGAGGAAATTAAAATGTCAGAATTAAAAAAAGTAATTATTGTTAGCTCAGAGGAAGATGATATTAGTGTAAAATTACAGGTAGCCAGTGAAGATTATAGCGCGATCTATGAAGCAGCAGTGTTTAAACAAACATATGACAAAGACTCTAAAACGTGGCATGACTTCACAGATGAAGATACAAAAGGTAAAGAACGATTAGCAAACGCATTAGAAATTTTAGGTGGCTCATTTGACAACCTTGAAGATAAAGAACTAGAAATGTACGTAGATGAAGAAACAGGTAAAGCATACTTTGAAGAAGGAACATCATTTAAAAAAATTGAGAAGCCACTGGTTTCACTAAAACGATTGAAGCAAGTTCCAATCGTTGAAATCAAAGACAGTGCCAAAGGACGAGCAGTAGTTGTTGAGCATGAAGGTAAATACTACTCATTTAATTTCAACTCGGGAGTATATATTGAGAAATTAAACAAATTTATTCCAAATCAAGCGAAACTTGCCAAAGCAAAAGCACGATTTAATGAATTGTTTGAAGATGTAAATGTAACATGGGATACTGCAGAAATGGCTATTGGAATGGTTGTGGATTGTACTGTTAACAAAAACATGTTAGACCCTAAATCACCTTATGGATGGTTAGAAGCACAGCCATTAGACCCAGATGATCAAAAAGAAGCAGTAACAGAAGAGGAATTACCATTCTAAAATAAATGTAAAAGAGTTGAGCATAAACGCTTGACTCTTTTATTTTCTCATGATATATTTAATGCATAAGTTAAGAGGAGGTATTAAAATGAATATTGGAAATGGGGTAGAGTTAAAACGAGATAACCTAAACGGAATAGGTAATAAGGGCGATAAAGGAGTACTGTTATATAAGCTGTATGAACCAGTTGACGGCTGGGAATACCTGGTTAAGTTGTACAGTGGTTCAACAGAAGCTTTCTTAGAAAAAGATTTAAAATTAGCAGTTAAAAACATTGACAAAGTGAGCTTTGCATGGTAAACTTAATTCATAAGATAAAGAGAGGAAGATTAAAATGAAAAAACAAAATCCAGTATTAAACACTTTAGCAAATATGAATAAAGAGGAGGAAAAAGAAATGACTAACGATCAATTACAAAACGAAATTTTAAAGGAACAATTAGCACAACTTAAAAGCATGAAAGATGATTCTAGTAAGCCAAGTTTGACTGTTTATTTATTGCTAGCACTCTTCTTAGGAGGAATTGGTGCCCATGATTTCTACGTTGGAAAACCAGTAAAAGGACTTATTAAACTAGTGTTTTGTTGGACAGGTATTCCTACAATTATTTCACTATTCAATATTATTGGCGCATTGATGAACAAAGATGACTTCAAATAAGGAGGAAGATTAAAATGATGTTAGTAGACAACTTAATTTTAACAGTGAAAGATGAAGATGGTGTAATTATCAACAGACATTTTAATGAGGTGTATATGAAGATTGATCCAACTCAGATGATGATTGCAAACAAGAAGAAAACTATTGCTGTTTATAAGTTAGATGATGTATTATATATGCAAACACAAGGTCACCCAAGACAGTTTAGAATGTTCCAATGAGACACACAATAGAGAGTTTCATAGAATTTATATTTTGCACTTGTGTATTAACAATAGACGTGATATACTATATTATATTCAAACGAGAGAGGAAGTAAGGAATGAAAAATATTGCAGAATTTAAAGGTGCTGAAAAGCTAGCAAGTAAGTTGTTAGAAATATTCTCAGCATTAGCTGGGAATGGAAAAAGTTTTGATCCAATGATTGAAGGAGTTCACCAAGTTGTAGTGATTAAAGCAGAAGAACGTTTAAGCGCTAAGGGTAAAGAAATGAAAGAGATTAAAGTACGTAGCACAAATGATGGACGTGACGCTACTTTTTATATTATGAAGTTTCGTAAACAAGATTGGAAAACTTGGGAAAAAATAGAAGTTGGGCAGCAGTTAATGATTACTCTAAAATACAACAATGGTTTTCCAAACGTGACCATTAATCAAAAAGGAGCAGTGATTGACGTATTACCTGAGAAACCAAATGAGGCACTAACAAAACAAACCATCTATATTTATGATATTGAAGTATTTAAAAAAGATAATTTATTTGTTTTCAGAGATTACTTCACTAAAGAATGGACAGTCATTCATAATGATTTAGACGCTTTACGCAAGTTCTATCTAGCGAATAGAGATTCATTGTTTGTAGGCTATAACTCACACTCATATGATTCCAATGTCATGCGTGCATATTTACAAGGTAAAAACCCATTTCATGTGTCAAAAGCGATTATTGAAAGTGATGATAGAGCATTAGCATATAAAATGTTTGATACTAAGAAAACCCCACTGTTTGGGATGGATTTGTATCAAGACAATAGGGGTTTTAGTTTGAAAGAGCATAGTGCTTTCATGGGTATCAATATTAAAGAAACAGAGGTTGATTTTGACTTAGATAGAGAACTAACAGAAGAAGAGCAAGTACTGAATGAACTTTACTGTAAGAATGATGTGTTAGCTACGGAAAAACGTTTTGAGCAAAATATAGGTATGTTAGTGGCTAAGGCCGCAATTGCATTGTACTTTGGTTTAGATAAAATGGCACTGTCAATGACAAACGCAAACTTGACTGCTGAACTATTAGGGGCTGAAAAAACACCTGATAGAGGGGATGAGTTAGATAAGTATGAACTACCAAAAGGCTTTGAAATTGAGTCAGAGACCATCCGTCAGGCATTTATGACAGATGACTTTGACGCTAATGATAAAGGACATGCAAGTATCTCATTAGATGTTCCTCGTAGAGACGTTACAGAGGTATTAGGAGTAGGTGGTATACATGGCGCTAAGGAGTCATTTATTCATGTAGGTAACTTCCACGCACGTGATGTTGGATCATTGTACCCTAACACAATGGTGCTGTTTGACTACTTATCAAGAAATATTCCAGAAGATAAACGGCATATCTATCAAATGTTATTAGATGAACGCATGGAAGCTAAGTATTCTAATAAAGAATTTACTGAAATTAAAGGCGTTCAAATTCCAACTAAGTTGCTAATTAATGGTTATAAACTACCTCTAAACACGAAATATGGTGCAATGGGAGCTGAATTTAATAAATTGTATGATCCACGTATGAGGTTATTAGTATGTATTACTGGACAGATGGCAATGTGGGACTTACTAGAAAAGATTGAAGACCATGCTACTATTATTCAATCAAACACAGATGCACACTACTATATTCCATTCAGTGAAGAAGATGAAAAAGCCATTGATGAGATTGCAAATGATTGGATGAAACGAACAGGTTACACCTTAGATGATGATCCATTTAAAGCTATTTTCCAGAAGGACGTCAATAATTATTTGGCAGTTACATCAGATGGTAAGGTGAAGTTTAAGGGTGCTATAGGACTAACCAATGGTTTGAAAGTATCTAAAGCAATTGTTTCAAATGCCTTTATTAACTATGTGGTTGCTGGTAAAGACTATAAAGAGTTTATCAATGAATGTGACGAACTACGTCAGTTCCAAATGATTACGAAAACAGGTTATACTTTTGATGATACTGTGGTGCGTGATAGTAAAGGCAATGAACTTAAAGCACAAAAAGTAAACCGCACCTTTGCAGTAAAAGACCCTAATAAAGCTGTTGAAATATTCAAGGTGAAACGTGGAGCTATTATTGAAGAGGAAGGCACAACGATTGTTGGTGATGATTCTTACACTAAAGGCTTACCTAATGCTCCTGAATATTATGCCATTGATAATGAAGCTATTGGTGAAGGATGGATAACGCTTGATGATATTGATAAAGAATATTATATAACCCAGGTAGAGGATTTACTAGTAATGTGGTTTGGCACAAATTGGAAAGAGCGTATTGAACAGGCTCATAGCCAAATAGATGAGTTTCCAGAAGTTAAAAATTATATTGACTAAACACTTGACACCTCTTAACTGAGGTGTTATACTTAATTCATAAAGTTAAAGGAGGAACATAAAATGATTAAAATTTATACTAAAAACAATTGTATGCCCTGTAAGATGACTAAGAACTGGTTTAAAGGCAAAGGACACACCTTCACTGAGGTTAATGTAGATGATAATCTAGATGGGTTAAATGACTTACTTACTATGAACCTACGAACACTACCTGTAGTGTTTAAAGATGATGAATTTGTGAGTATGGGGTTTGCACCAAATAAATGGGAAGAATTCAAGTAGGGAGGAAGATTAGTGTTGATTACATTAGCTGGAGTAATTGGGGTAGGTAAATCCTCAATGACAAGATTATTAAGTGAGTTACTGGAGACTAAAGCAGTTTATGAACCAGTTGAAGAAAATCATCTATTGGAGAAGTTCTATGCAGATAAAAAAAAGTATGGTTTTCTATTTCAAATTGACATGTTGTCTAAGCGCTTTGAACTTATTCAGGAAGCTATGAGCGTTAAAAATGGCATTCTTGATCGTTCAATATATGAAGATTCAATCTTTTTAAAGCAGTTATACGATGAAGGTTCTGTGAACAAGCTAGAATTGGAGGTCTATACTAAACTGTTGAATCGCATGTTGAAAGAACTAGAACCATTGCCAAAGAAATCACCTGATTTGATGATTGTTTTAAATTGTAGTTTTGATGAAGAAATTAAACGCATTAATAAACGAGCAAGAGATTTTGAGAAAGTTGAAGAAGGTACTGAATTATATGAATACTTTAGGAACCATCATGCTAATTATCAAGACTGGATGAATAAAGATTTAGGCTTCCCTAAATTAATCATAGATGTGACCTCTCTTGACTATGTTAATAATCAAGAACATCGTATGAAAGTACTAATGATGATACTGAATGAGTTATTTCATGTGGGAGCCATTAGCGGTGAAGAACACACCTATTTTTCTAAAAAGCTGTGTCTCTCACGAGCATTCTAAGCCCTTTAAATTAATCAAACAAGGTAATTACCCATTTAAATACAAAAGAAAACCACTGGATTAACCAGTGGTTTTTGTTATAAGCTCAAATAGATTGAGTCAATTCGTACATCATTTACAGCACCTTCACCATTAGATTTATTCGCTCTACGTAAAATCACGTCTACTTTTTTACCTTTGAACTGAGCTTTCTTAACAGTTACATCAAACCCAAGCTCTTGCCCACCTTGATATCCATATGATTTCTTCACATCTGGACGCTTGATTCCAGCAGACTGAACACGTGCCAACTCTTTACCAGTGCCATGTTGCATGAAGATGACATACGCATATTTTCCAATTGGGCCTTGTGGTTTATCAGGAACTAACCAACCAGCCACACGAATTTGGTCTTTACCATGACCATTGAAGTAATCAAGTTTACCCCAGGCATTACCTTGATGTTTTGCTGGACTTGCAGCTACTGCCTTATCATGTTGGCTAGGTGTTGATGGTGTTACATTAGCACCACTTGGAGGTGTTTGTCCACTTGTAGCTGGTGCTTTACCATCTGGCTTCAAACTAGGGTTATTGTAATACTTAAGAACGTTTTTAATCACATAGTCCTTCATTGCATTAGTTACATTAGCTGGCTGTGCTTGTGTTGAGTTGAAGCCAGTGTGAATAATTAATGAACGTTTAGGGCATTGCGTGGCTGAAAACTCATGATGTAAGCGCACAGTGTTGCGATTTACAGGTAATCCATAATATTTCAAGTCTTGTGCAATCTGCCAGAATGTATTTTCTTCCGCTTGCAAGAAGTCTTTCAATGGTGTTTGATCGTTACCACACACTTCATAACCAATATAGTTTGTATTACCATCACTGTTTGCCGTATGCCAAGCGGCATTATAGGTATCTTCAGTACGCCAGATTGTATTCTTATCAATGTAGTAATGAGCAAATCCAGCTGCTAATTGATTGTTGTTCATTGCTGCTAAACGATTAGCTTCTTGTTTGGCGGTTGAGTTGCCCCATGTATTGTGGAATACTACACCCTTCACTGCACCTGGTCTACGACCTGCCACACCACGTGTGACTGTTTTGTTGATGATTTCTACCATAGTATCACTCTCTTTCTTATTTCTTTGGTTCTGTATAGTTTAATGCTTTTTCACTATCTGTAATACCTTTGGTTGTTGGGTCTGGAATCATATTTAATGCGTTAATTACAGTTAAGCCTAAAACATAAGGATTACTTACTGCTCTGACTAATACATCCAATAAGGTATCAAAAGATGTGATATCCTCAAACTTCAAACCAAAGTAGGCTAGGATAGGTACTGCTAATGCGCCAATAAAACGCAAGATAAATGTTAGGTTGTCTTTGCTAAAACGAACTTTCCAGTTGATTTTTTTCATTCTACATCACTCCTATTTCATAAATAAGGATAAACCAATACTAACTAATGCTCCAATAACTGCGCCAACAGTTGTACGTGTTAGCCATGTATAGCTGTTTTTAAGGTCAGCTAATGCCTCTCTATTCTGCATGGACATGCTGTATGCCTTATCTGCTTTCTCAGATTGGCGTTCTAAGCGACTTCCATACTCTTTTAAGTCAGCTTTAATCTCAGGTATATCATCCAACTTTACCTCAATTCTTGCTAACTGTTCTTTTAATGAAACAAACTCCTTATCATTTAAGTTCATAGCAAACACTCCTATTCATTTATCACCTCGTTTCCTAGGTCTGTAATCATTATACCATCTATATAAGCGAAATAGTGTGTCTCTCACGAGCATTCTAAGGCGTTTAAATTTTGTTAGGTGGGTGATTGTGCGTTTAAAAACAAATAAAAAGCCCTCAAAAAGAGGACTTTAAACTAAATCATAGGATAGAGAGGTTAATACAGCATACGTTGTGTTACTTTGAGCTACACCTAGAGAGAACCAGCCTGACGGTGTTACTGCCCATTGTCCGCCGTGGGTTGTTCCACTTGATACACCCACAGGTGCATAAGCGAAGGCTGTTGATTGAGGTCTTATATTTTCTGGTAGGTAATGTGGCCCACCACTATTGGACTGACTAAATGGTAAGTAGGTATTCCCAGGACTCATAGTACCACTCTTTAATTTAACTTGTCCTTTAAACTTAATGGTTCTTGAACCACCCAAGTTATAGATAATTCTATATTGAGGTGGGTTGTTTTCTGCCACTTCCCATAAACTACCCATTTGTAAATTAATCCATGGTGTTTTAGTTAACGCCTTGGCGTCTAGTATACCATTATAACTACCTGAAGCGTCAGTAAGTGACAATGTTATTAAACCGCCGCTAACTGCAGTTGTAGATTCTGAGGTCTGTGTACCTGTTTCATCATATGATCGTTGTCTTAAATTAACTGTTCCTTGGTGAATATCTGCTTCTGTAGTTGCAAACTTATACAGTCTTTCACCAGCACTGTTTGTTAAATAGTAAGTTGAACCTGCTTGTAAAATACCATCCTTAATACCTAGCTTACCATCAGTAACTTGATTCACACCACTAATAACATTTGTGTACTCATTCAGAAACTCAGCACCACTTATTTTACCACCGTCAATAGTACTACCTGTAAGGTGTGAAGCTTGAATCGTTTTACCAATGATGGTTTCAGCAATTACAGAACTTTCAAAAGGTATTTCAATCCATGTACCACCTTTAGCTTCATACACACCAGTTACTTTGCCAGAAACCACTTTATACCAAATATCACCTTCATTGAAGTCTGTTGGCTCTGTTTCACCAGTGAATAGTTGTCCATCTGCCCCATCTTCACCTTGTCTAGCTACTGTGTAGGACTCAGCTTTTTGACCATTAGTATAATTCAATGTGACACGTGTCCATAGGTACTGACCTCCGCTTATAGAAGGGATAGTGCTAGTCCATCCAGTAGAGGGTGGTGTTGTTGAGTTAGTTGACTTATTATACTCAATTATTGTAGTAGAAATTCCTACACCGTTAGAACCATTTGTTCCGTTTTGCCCGTTGCTACCTTGTCTAGCTACAGAATAACCTTGCTCAGTCGTATTGTCTGTATACGTCCATGTGGTACGCGTCCATAGGTATTGACCTTGGGGAGTGTTAGGTATAGTTGTAGACCATCCACTGGTAGGTCTAACTGTACCACTAGTATTAACTGCATATTCAATGAGTGTATCTTGGATACCTACCCCATCTTTACCAGCTATTCCATCATTACCTTTAGCACCATCTTGTCCCATTCTAGCTACTGAGTAGCCAGTTTCAGAACTTGAATCTGTATAAGTCCATACTGTTTTAGTCCATAGGTATTGGCCTGCTGGAACTGTTGGTACTTGAGCTTGCCACCCTGTAGCTGGTGGGGTACTTGCATTAGTGTGTTTAGCATAACTGATAGTGGTTGATTGTAAACCTACCCCATCTTTACCAGCTACACCATCTTTACCAGAGTCTCCTTTTGTGCGTTGCCATTCATATTTACTAGGGTCTGTTGAATCTATCATTTCAAAGTCTGTATAGTAACCAGTGTACGCCCTGTTGGTTGGGTCAGTTGTACTAAAATCTACCCCACCATCTGAGCTATTAGAATAGGCAATGTGTACGTAACTGGTTTTCCCATCATCACCCTTTTCACCCTTCATACCAACCTCTTCTGGGTCATAATTTGGAAGTAGGTATTCTGATTTAATTACTGCCATGCTTTCATCCTCCTTAATAGCTTAATGCTACCTCATATTTAAATTGTGACTCGTTACCAGATGTAACTGAGATGGCTCTACCAGTAGCTGTAAATGTATTGTCTAATGCTCCATCTGACTTGTACCTAGACCATGTGAAATCAGTTTCGTTAAAAATGTTTGTTACATCTTTTCCAGCCCACTTCACTTTGGCACTAAGTGTGATTGTGGTGTTTCCATCTTGTGTTTTACCTCCAATAAACAACGGTGAAGAGGCTTCAATAAATATCTCATAAGGTATCTTAGAATTAATGTCATTTTTCAAATCATTTGCTAACTCTTGTAAACGATCAGATAACCCGCTCTCTAATCTGACAAAGTCAGATAACTCACACACCACTTGTTCTGTTTCATAATTAACTGTTAGTTTCTGTACTCTACTAGATAAAAACAGATTTTCATTTTCATCTATAATATCTACAGTGTCACCTACTGTTAATTGCGATGGAATGTTAGCAATATCTACAATATAGTTAACTACAGGCACACTGTATTTTTTCAGCCAGTTAACCGTTGTATTAACCAACTCTTTCTGATTTGTGGTTGTCCAACTCTTATGCTGTAGAAAATAATGGGAGTTGGTGTTTGTTCTACTCCATTGTTTTACATTTTGCGTGTCATTTATTCTACCAGTGGTTTTATCTAGTCTGAAACGTCCTTCAGGGTCAGTCCAACTATACCCCTTTAAATTGATTGGCTCATCTTTACCTTCTGGAGTTCCTCCAGTTGGATAAACAGAGTTTACTAATTGATAAATGTCTTCTTCTGTTTCTATAGAATTAATGTCTTTATTTACATATAACTTTTTGCGTTCATCAATTCCACGCTTCTTATAGATGTCTATTTTACGCTTAGCCAACTGGTTCCCAACAAATTCAAATGAAAACTCTAGTTCTGCATTATCAAATTGTGTGGCTACTGATTGAATACGCTCTAGGGCTGTCATATTACTATCCCATTCTAGTGTACGTGTTAATTTAGGTATTTCATTTTTACCAATAACGAAACCAGAATCATAGGTAAATTTCTCAATGTACCAAGCAATATTATGATTCCCTTGTGATGGAAACGGTGGTAAGTCCTCATTTAATAAGTCCATTCCAGCGTCTTCACATTCTAGCGTACGTATTTGAGTCAATGGGTTATGTGTTACTTTGAGTATTGTCATCCAAACAAATTTTTTATTCAAATCTTGATATAATACATAATTACCAACTGCTACATCTTTTTTAATTTTAGCAGTGTTGTCTTTTGTAAATGCTAACTGTAGAGTCATTCTACGTGACGCTGTTTCTAGTGTACTTACATCACTTGCACTTAATACAGGGTATTCTACATTAGCCGTTGTTGACGCAATTGTTTTTAATTCAAAGGTTCTATCAGTTATATAAAAATCCAATTATACTCACTCCTTTCTTATTCATTATAACATAAAGAGAGAGACTTTTGCAAGTCTCTCTCATGTTTATAGATAGTTTTGTGTAATCTCTGCCGTTACCTCCGCCATGTTAGCCCACTCTGAAACAATGGGTTGGATAATGGTTTCACCTGTTTCTAACTCGAATTTTTCCCACTGATTACCTACCACGTTTAGTTGATTGTTCACAACACCATTAACAAAAAATTCTCTAGTTGCTGTATCAATTTCAACGAGGTCACCATCTTGGAAATAGTTCCTCAAGTCTTGATAGTATGGTGTTCCTTCCCAACGTGCTTGCATGTCAGTCATTCTCATAATAACACCGTATTTATTTGAGAATCTCATAAACCAGAAGCCAGCTTTTGTGAACTTACTTGTATCTGGTTCTGGAAGTGTCCAAACAAATTTGTATTCTTTGTCAATTGTCGCTTGTGACCATCCTCCAGGAGCTTGATTCAATGACTTGATTTGAACAACACGCCACACTAGTCTGTTTCCTCTACGATCCATGTTCATTTCATAGAATGTTTTATTAAACACTTTTCTATCTAATTTCATTTGATGAAGCTTATTGTTTTTATACCATGCTTCAAAAACTAACTCATTTGAGGCTGTTGTGCTATCTCTGATGATAGCCGTCATTATTGGATTACCAACTTCATCAAAGGTACTAAACTCTAATCGTCCACGCTGACCTTTATTGTGATTATCAAATCCAAATCTAAAATGTGTTGTAATTGGGAGTGTTCTATCAGTATTTGATGGAGCTGCAATATCTCCCACTACTGTTGGGCCATGCCACACATTTATATCTCCAACTCCTGTATATACTGGTTGCACTGCGTCTGGGTCATCTTTCATGTTCAATGTGCCTTGCACCTTGTTTGGTGTTGCTGGGTTACTATTCATATTTGGATATACTGACTTGAAACCAGTGTTTACTTTTAGGGCTGGATTTAAAGTCTTACCCCAGAAGGTTTCATTCATTGCTGGCTCTACTCTGGATGAAGTTGTTCCGTCTACATCTTCAGGGTTACCAAACTGCAAGATAGCTCCATTTTGATTCAATAAGGCAACTAGTCCATTTTCTCCTTTCATCCTAAATGAAAAGCGTGGCTTAGTTCTATACGTCCCATTGTTTTCAATCTTAACTAAGTCGCCCACAGAGTCTCCGCTTGGCACATATTCAACAGCATTAATATATGAAGGACTATATCCCCAATGATACTCATTTGGAATATTTGATGGGGCTGGTGCGATTCCTTCATATTTGTAGTATGGAATGTTTGGTGTTCTAGTGGCACCTTTTTCTAGTTTTAACCATTCTATATTTACTGTTCCTTTTGTAGCAGTTGGATATTGGAAAATATTAAGGTACTTGCTAGCTCCGTTGTTTATGTCAGTTTGGTCTACAGTGAAAGTGCCCTCCCACACATCAGTCAAACCTTCAACTGCTGAAAGCGTTACTTTTTTGTTTATACCACTGTCTATATAAATATAGAATTGTTGTGTAGATGGTTTGGTTGCTTTTATTGAAACTGTATAAGTTTGATTTAGTTGATAGTTTTCAGTATTAGGTCTACTATACACATTATAAGCAGTTGTAGTAATAGGAAACTGAACATCTTTGTTTGCTATATTCTCACCCAAAGGCACCTTACTAAAATAATACGGCGCATCAAGTAAGTTAGGTTGATATGATGTGGCTTTACTTTCAGCAGAAATAACTTTTTCTAACTTTATGTTCTCAACCAATATGCTTCCTTTGAACGGCGTAGCTGTAGTTGTGTGCATTGTCATGTACATATATTCAAACTTAGATGGGTCGTCGAGGGTACTAGAGTTACCTGTCACTTGAATTTTAGTTTTTTCGTTTAGTTTCATACCCGCAGGAAAAACAAGATTAATTAAACTAGCTCCAGTTCCTTTTCTGATATACAATCTCAATTGGTCTGTGTCAGCGCCGGTTGAATCTAATATGGTAACGTCAGCGGATAAAGTATAATATGTGTTTGGTGATAATGCTGTAATGTGTACTGTACTAGCAGATAACCATGCGCCATCGCCAAAAGTAAACTTGATCGCGCTACCTACCTGTTCAGCCGTCATACCTGTAGGCGTATTAAAGTCACTCGCTTTTAAATTTGGCAACAAGTTCGGATTCCCACTATAATCATAAGCACCGAATTCTAAGCTGTTACTATATGCCTTTGCGCCCACACTTGGAGCTGTTACTGTCTCACCAATTGGAGGTAGAAAACTAACCATTGGCTTACTCCATTTAATAAGGGTACTTCCTCTGAAACCGTACTGCAAGTTAATGGCATTTGTTTTTTCGTTCTCAATCTTAACAACTGACCCATACTCTGTGAAATTAGTAGTCACTTTTTTAGGGATATAAACAATGTGTCTTTTAAGTATTGCTCCCTTCACTGTATCCCACTCTTCTAGTATCACTTGTCCAGCGTAATCTTTGTTGTTCTCTTCATCAATTGATACTACTTGTGCATACACACTGAAGTTAACTTCTTCTCCCACTTTCAACTCATCAGCATGAATTGTTGTGGCTGGATTCCAGTTTAGCCACCGTTCATCTGTTTTATCATCACGTTCAAAATTCAATGGGATACCGTTCGTGAAATCAGCTTGAACTACATTAGAGTTATTAAACTTCTCATCTAACTTCTGTACCCAAGGCTTCATATATTTATTGATAGCATTATACTCACTATCAAGCATCACGTTTGTTGTGGTTGAGTAGGTGTTGGAAAAACCAATTGGCTCAATGGCATGTGCTAACCCATCTGGCACATCAAACGTCAATGTAAGCGGGGTGTACTTCAAGTCAGTTGCGTCATATTCTTCAGCTCCTGTGAAGATAGCATTGAAGTATCTATCTGGAAAAATGTCAAACACTAACTTCTGTGGTTCGTCGCTATTGACTAATGCTTTCAGTTCATCCATCACTTGTGGTACTGTTTTACCTGTATTGTCTTTGATAATGAACCCATCAATGCTTAATGTGTAATCTCCTAATCTGGTATTTCTAAAATGTTTTCCGTCTGTGTTGCCTACCTGGAAAAACTCATTTTCTTTTGATAAAAACGGTATGTTTAATTTTGCAATTTGAAATAAGTGTTTTGTATCTTTTCCGCCAATCGTAAAGGATCGTAGAAAATCATAATTTTGCGCCATATTTATCTCTCCTCAGTCTTTAATATAGTACAATTATAACACAAAAAAGGGACTTATACAAGCCCCTAATTTGCTAAACTAATCCCAAATCACGATTAGCATTTAATTGATTCCTTGATTGAATCTTTTGTAGTTTGCTATTTAACTTCTCACCGTCTAGTACTACATTAGTGTCTTTAGCTAAAATCGCCATCAATAACTCATTCTGCTGTTGTAACAATAGAAGCATTTGGGCCATATCAGAGTTCGTACTTGAAGTAGTTCCAGATACTGGTGCTGACTGGTTACGGTTAAGCTTCTCATTGGCATATGCTAATAGTTGCATAGCTCTTGAACGTTTTAACCCAGAGCCAGTTAGTGGAATAACTACTTCTTCCTTATTACCTTCTCCAACTCTTGCAATGTGTTCTTTTGTGATAATTCCACCGTTTTCATAACCAACTCCACGATAAGCATTTGTTAATGAACCGTATGTTGCAAGGGCATACTTGATAGAAGCTAGAATATTACTTAGTGGGTCATAGATATTACTATTGAATCCAGGCATTGCATACTGTCTGAATGTTGGGTCAATCACTTGCATTAAACCTTTTGATGGTGTACCCTTCATAGCGTTTGGATCCCACAAGTTAATCGCTTTAGGATTACCATTTGACTCCGTACGCATTTGATTTAGTAAGGCGTTTAAGTTTGCAGCACTGTATTGACCAGTCATTTTCAATGCTCTAATTGCTACGTTTCGCCATCTTTCAACACCACTACCTCCCACGCTATCACCTGAGATTTGAGTGTTTTGTGGGTCTTTTATACCGTTTAAGTGCACGTGGTCGTAGTGGTCTCCAGCTGGCCATGGTCTCCAATCATTATGAATGCCTGTACCTGATTGTCCTGAACGGTCACGAACTTTACCATTAGTGATTACGTAACCAATCTTAGACGCAAATTTATCAAAAGCATAGTTGGCCGCTTCTGTGTATCGTGGCGAGCCACCTGTGACACCTGGTAGGGCAATATCAATGGCATTACGTTTACCATGTGAATATTGATCTCCTTCACGATACCCTGATGTTACCATAAATCCTGGGAATTTCTTCATTACAGACTTAGCAACATCTGCTAAGTATTTATAAACGCCATTTGTTCCTATGGATGTATCTAAGTTACCAGATGAAAACAGGCCAGTGATTTTTTCAGTTAGTGCGCTTGTTGCTTTAGATAGAATACCTTTACCTACCTCTAATGGGTATTTGGTTAAGCCACCTAATACATCTAAGCCACCCAGTACTTTTCTGGCTAATGCGCCAGGGTCTGAAATGAAGTCCCACACGTCACCTACTACGTTTTTAAGTGTGTTTCCTACATTACCAGCAATATTTTTCACACTGTCCCACATGTTACCAAAGAAGTTAGTACCCTTTTTGTAACGGTACTTAGGGGCTTTTGAACCTTGAAGCTGTGCTGTTTCTTCAGCTGTCAAGACATGCGTTCCTTTTGGTGCGTTTAATACAACGTTGCGTCCTTTAGGGATGAATGCTCTACCATCTGGTGTGATAACTGTTTCTGCTCCACGTCCATCATTGACCATCATTGGCCCATTAATTGGGTGTCCGCCTGCTGGTGTACCTGTAGCGTATTGTGGTACTTCCCATTCTTTTAGAGGTTCTGCACCTAATTTTTCAAGCACCCATGACGCACCTTTGATGATCCCATTTACTGGTTTCCCAATCGCTTTAAGTGCTGCATTGAAAACACCTTTAAAGGCTGCCACTACTGCGCTTTTACCTCCTTTAATGGCTTCTGCCATTCGCTGAGGTACTTTCGTGAAGATGTCAAACACAAACCCTGGTACAGCAAATAGTATGCCTGTAATTGTTTCCCAAATACCGTCAAATATTTTCTTATTCTCTGTGTAGAAAGTGCCCAATGCTGTCAGAATTTTTCCTAAGAATGTATCTTTAATTCCACCCCAGATGGCTGCCCAGATACGTTCTCCAGTTTTCTTAATTTCTTCCCACGCGCTACTCCATTGACCTGTGATAACAAGACCAAATGTGTTTAGTATTCCAGCAATTGCAACTGTCACTGTTTCAATCGTAATCTGAATAGCAGTCATTATTGTTTTAACAATAATCCACAATCCTTGGAATCTATCTTCCATTATTTTCCACGCTACAACAATAACTGTTTTCAAGCCATTAGCACTATCCCCTGTGTCTTTAAATATAGTGCTCATACGTTGAAAGCTCTCTGTCCATGATTGTATAATTGGAAGCAAGTCTGGCGCTACCTCTTCTGTGAAAAACTTATAAAGAGTATCAAACTCTTGGTTTAAGTTATACAGTGCTATGTCTGCCAAATCTAGTACCACATCTTTTAAGTCACTTAGAAACGTCTTAACGTTTTCTACCGCTGTTTCTAGACCTGTAATCTGATCTTCTGTCATGCCCAGTGTTCTAAGCATTGAATATCCATCTAGTGATGTTGCTTCATCTTTAGAAAATAGTTTCCAGAACCCTTGTACATAAGCCCCAAATGTTTCTGCTTTTTCTTTAAATATTTTTATGAAGTCTTCTATTTTCCAAATTGTTTCGTAATCAAGTCCTGCTAATCTAAGTAGATAGTAGTCATTACTTTGTACATCACCATTCCACACGTTTTTAACAAATTCTACCATTTGCGTGAAACCATTCTTGAAGTTGAAAATAAAGGCGTCCACCTCATCCATGACATTTGCAAAGATTTCTTTGATTCCATCAAATACATCTCCAACCCATGCGAAGTGTTTTGCAATTTCAGGTAGTACAGCAGCAACTTTTTTCATGAAGTTTTCCATGTTTGTTCCTGCATTTGTAATAAACTCACTGATTGTTGGTAGATTCATATTTTTAAGCATTTCATCTACGCTTTTAATAAGTTCAGCAGTTCCACGTACCATAGCCGTTTTAGCATTTGCTAGTGAGGTGCTAATACCTTTTGTAGAGTCTTTGGCAATCTGTTCTAATGACTTAAGACCGCCACCACCTTCTTTGTCAAGTTTAATTAATCCTTCTTGAAAGTCTTTAACTGAGATTTTACCTTCTGAAAGACCATTTTTCAACTCGCCAGTAGTTATGCCCATTTGTTTTGCTAGGGCATTTAATGTTGGGCCAAGTCCTGAGTTTATCATAGAGTTCCATGTTTGCGCGTCTACTTTACCATTAGAGAAGGATTGGGATAACTGAACAATAGCATTATTTGCCATGTTTGCGTCTCCACCAAAACCAAGTATTGCGTCATTTAATGCCTTATAAACATCTACAGATAAATCTAAATCTCCTGTTGATGCTGCTAATAGTTGTACGTTGGATACAGAGTCATCTAAAGCCGTTGGTAATCCTTCAATTGCTTTAGAAATGTTTTTCATGGCTCTCGCTGTTTTTTCTGCGTCAAAGCCCATGTTTTGAAATGATCTTGATGAGTTTGCCAAGGTATCAATACGTTTAATCGCGGAATCAACATTTGATGAAACGGCATTAAACGCTTTGTTACCAATAGTTAGTAAAGCACCAAGTCCAACCTTGCCTACAACTTTACCAATTCCACCTAACATAGTTCCTAAACCAGAGGTTACTTTTCCTAAGCCATTTACTGCCTTTTTAGAAGCTGGTTCAGATTTGGACATTTCATCATTTAACCCACGAAAAGCATTAGATGACTCCTTCAGTCCTTTGTTTGTTCCTTCTATCTGCTTACTTGTTATTTGTTGTTGTCGCTTAAAGGTTTCTAGTTTTTCTTTAGCACTAGCAACTTGTGTTGAGTTTTCACCAAATTGCTTGGTCATTTGTTTTACTACGTTTTCCTGAGCTTTAATTGCTTTTGTTGTTAATTCTTCTTGTTTCAGTAACCCTTGTTTTTGTGCTTTATATGCTCCTACCTTATCGCCAGCACTACGTAATGCACTAATTTCATCTTTCATGGCTGATTCATTGTTTTTGATAGCCTTACTATATTTATCTACACCACTTGAAGCGATTATATGTGCCTGTTTGTTTTTATCAATCTCTTTATTATACTGATTGTATTTTGTTGAGGCTTTGTTAATTTGGTCAACTGTTCTAGCAACTGCTGCTGATTCAGCACCATGTGCTTTGATTTGTTCTTCTTTTCTTTTTTCTAGTAATGCAATTTTTTTAGCTTGTAATTCATATGCTCTCGTTAAATCTGCTTCTGCACGTGCATAATCAGAGGCGGTTTTATTACCTTTATCCATTGTAGATATATTGGTTTTCATTGCTGATTCTGTCTGTTTAATTGCTCTATTTAACTTATCTAATGTATTTAAAGACTCATCTAAACCATCAAATCCAACCCCAAATTTCATATTTCCTATAGGTCTATCTTGTGCCATCAAGTTCACTCCTTTTGGTTGCTTTCTTAATCTATTATAACATAAAAAGAGACACTCTAGCGGTGTGCTAAAGTGTCTCACCTTTTACTTTTGCCATATCTTGCGGACTCATAAATGTACCAAAGAAATCTATTGGGTCTTGTAGTTTTTCTTTTTTAGGTTTATTATCTTTTGTAAACAACTCCATTAGTAAATTATAGTCAGCGTTGTTAATTTCTGATAGAGACCATGTCCCAGACTCACTGGATAAAAGGTCAGTGTACATCTTATCCATTGCGTCAAGATGTTCGTCCCAACTTATTTCTGAGAGGTCTTTTTCACCTTTTTTGATGGGGTTGCTTCTCCACCCCCAATAGCGTCAAATACGCCACCAAGTACTTCTTCTAGCTTATCTGCTTCAACACCATTAATAATGTTGTCAAAGTTTACTTCTGGATTGTCAAATACATCAGCTACTAACATAATCATTGTGTCAATTTGGTCTAAGGCTGACATTTCTTCCTCTCCAGATTGTACCTTTTCCATACGGGCTTGGAATTTCATCATTTCACGCATGGCACGCACCTTGACTGATTTTTGTGTAAACTCTTTTGTTTTCCCATCAATTTCTAATTTCAATTTAATCATTTCAATTCCTCCAATTTTTTAATTCTTTACTAGTTCATTATAACATATATTCACTTACTTGTGCAAATAAAAAACCTAGTCAATTAAGACTAGGTCTAGTGATTACTCTGATACGTTGTTTACTTTGTTGATGAATTTTTCTAGTGTTAACTTGCTAGCTTCTTCCACTCCACTCATGTAAGCAATTCCACGTGAATCCGTTACAAATGAACCTTCAATTGTTTCTGTGTTTGGTTCTGTTCCACCTGATTCTGATGTGTTCAAGGCTAATTCTGGATGTGAGAAACGGCCTTTTGTCAAGCCAAGGAACATCTTCTTACCATCTGCGGTGCTTGATACAAATACGACTGACACATATGGTGCTTCTGTATCTTGTCCAACCATTGCTACACCATCTGCGTCACGTGTGATACCCATGATACGTTCATACACGTTGTTTTTATAAAGGTCAAACACGTTTAATGAAGCTGTTAACTCACCCACACCTTTAGCTGATACCCAAATTGGTACATTTGAAGCGTATACTGTTGTTTGGTCTGGTGAAATTCCTGAGATACTTGCTTCAATAGTACCTCCGCCTGTCTTATCAATTACTAATTGGTCTACGCCGTCTCCGCCTACTTTTGGTACAGAGATAATGGCTTTCTCAAAACCTACTAATGCCATACTAAAAACTCCTTTTATTTTTATTTTCTTACTAGGTTAATTATAGCATATTCTCAAGCCTTTGTGTTTGATTACAAGACACGCTGTGACAGCACATAACGCTTAATAATCCTACGTCCTTCTTTCAAATCCTGATCTTGTGTTTCTTCTGTATATGCACATTGAATACCTTGCTCTCGCATGACGTTATCAAGTAAAAAGTAGTACTTGTTTGATTCTTGTACGTCACGCACCCATACATCCACCTGAACGCTTGTTGTTAGATAATTAGGTTGTTCTGAGGCATAATCTACATAGTCACCAGATAGCTCTACAATACGTCCTAACGGATAAGGTGGATTCACTTGTTTTTCTTCTTCAATCTGATTGACAAACCAGTTTATTTCTGGGATAGATTCTTCTAATACCTCAGCAATCATTAGAATTGGTAATTTCATTATTTCAGCCTCCTCATCATTTCTGATTGTATAATATCTGCGACTTTGTTTTCTATATCTCTCATTGTTTTTTGTATAAAGGCTTGCGGCGGTTGTTTAATCGTTCCAAACTCCACAAAATGTGCTCGCCATGCTACTTGTTTATCAAAGCCTACTTCTGATGTTGGTTTATTTACCGTTGGTTTACTATACACAATATGGTCTCGCATATGAGTTTTTGTATCATAATCAATTGGTGTCTTTGTCTTCAACTGTTTTGACGCATATTCTCCAGCCACCTCTACAGCTTTGACGGCTGCTTTTTCAAGTTCTTTTTCCGTTTTCCCTATCGCTTTATAGGCTGAACTAAAATCCACATAATTCTTTTTCATAGTTAATCCTCCACTTGTTTGCATACTAATGTAGTGAAGTCTCTATCAAATGAACCTTCTAGAATGTCCTCTATTCTATATTGCTTACCTTTGAACTCAACACGATTAGATTTTGAAACCAGTTGTCCTGTATCGTATCTAATAATAAAGTTTGTGGTATTAGCTAGTGTTGTCCCATAAGTATCTTGATAGTCTTTAAAGTACTGCTGTTTGACGGAACACCATATTTTTCTATCTGGATTCCATGTTTCAATCCACTCAAAGAACTCATTTCGTGAGCGTGTCTTAACTAGTAGTGTAATCCGCTGGTTCAGCCTGGATGTCTTGATATTCGCCATGATTTAGCCCCCTCAATTGATGAATCATTGCTGTGATAGTAAATGGTACTTGTTGTTGTAGTGCATTTGTAGCTGGTACACGATTTTCATACCATAAGGATACAAGCATGAAGATTAGTGTGTTTGTTTTTGGGTCATCTGGTAACACTGTCACTTCAATACTACCTAAAATGTAGAGTTGTGCTGCCCCAAGTAACATTTCTAAGTAGGTATCATCCTCATCATAGTCAATCCGTAAATTATTTTTAATTTCTTCTACTGTAAGCATTGACTCTATCGCTCCTTTATCATATAATAAAAGAGAGCTGAGACATGAGCCCCACCTCTCTTAGTGTTATCCACCTGCTGGATTTGTTACTGTTACCGCACAAGTGTCTGTTTGATTTCCATCATTTGTCGTTACTGTAATAACAACTGGCGTATCTGGTTCAGTAGCTTTAACCCCAGTTACAACACCTTTATTGTCAACTGTAGCTAATGTTTCATCTGCTGACTTAAATGTCACCGTTTTATCAGTAGCATTAGAAGGGGCTACAGTCGCTGTTAAAGCAACTGTGTTATCCACTTCTACGCTTGCTGTTTCAGGTGTTACAGTAACGCCTGTTACTTTACCTCTGGCGCAAGAGTTAAGAATTTACCAGCTGCTGCGTCTACTTTTTTAACGTCAAAACGCATAGCTGCGGCTAGAATTTCTCCATAGTGTTGATGCTCTTGCCAACGAACTGCCATTTCGTTACGGTCAAAGAATGATGTAAATCCAGCTGGATCTCCCAAGAATGCTACTTTAGCGCCTGCTGAACCTCCTAGCAATTTATCAGACAGAACTGTTACGTTCAAACCAAGTAAAGATTTACCTGATTGAGCAGTGATTGAAGGTTGTAACATGTAACGTCCTTCATTGTCTTTCATTAAATCTACTTCATTATAGAACGATTGAGACACTACAAATTGTAAGTTGTATGCTGGGTCAAACTCAGTATTGATGATTGTTTTGATTTCATCCAAATTATGAACAGTTTTAGCTGTTGCTGTTTTCAAGTTTTCAACAATTTTAGAGTTGGCTGTGTTCAATGCAATGCGTTGAACATGACGTGCAATTAAAGCGCCCAAATCTTCATCTGAATCGTCTAAAGATTCACGAGAAACTGGGATTTGTCCACGATAAGTATCAACATCATACAATACATTTTCAAATTGTGGTTTGTCTAAGTCTGGATTTGCTTCCAATTCAGCTACAGTGTGCATTACAGCCTCTGTTGATTTCAAGATAGGGTATTTACCAGTTGGAGTGCTTACTTTCACTGTTTGAACTAGGTTTCGTAAATCTACAACTGTTTCAGGCAATGTTTTTGTTTTTGTAACAATATCTTGAGGAATAATAGCACCTACATCAGTTGATTTAACACCTTCTGGAAGCGCTCGCAAGTCCATTTTAGGGTTGTGAGAACGTACATAATTTAAAAATCCACGAACTTCTGTTTCTGGCTGAGAGATTTCTTTTCCATCTAACACTACTTTTTCCATATTTTCTTCTTCTCCTTCTTGCTCTAATGAGCGTTTTTCTTCATCTTTTGGTTGTTCTTCAGGTTCTTTTTCTGTTTCTGGCTCTTTTGGTTCTTCTTTTTCTTCATCTTTTGTTTCTTCAACAGTTTTATCTTCTTCAGGCTGTTCTTCAGAAGCTTTATGTTCTAACTCTTCTGCATCATGTTTCTTAATTGCATCAACTAAACTACGTGCTTCCTCAAATTTGCCTTCTGACAATAAATCATGTGCTTTTTTGATTTGCTCTTCACGATTCAATCAATCTCACTCCTTCACTAGCTTTCTGTTTTAATTATAGCATACATATAAGAAGTTGTGGGCTTTAAATTACAAGCCCAACAGCTCCAATTCAACTTCTAATCGTTGTTTCTCTAATTCATTAACAGCTTCTTCTAGTGAGCGTGTAGCAACTCGCACATCTGTATCATCATAAGCTGGAATTGATACTAGAGAAATTTCTAATAATGAACCAATCTTGTTAATTGACCGTTTCATAATGTTTTGACCTTTTATCCATTTGTCTTTAGCCACTGTGAAACCAAATGAGCATTGATTCAAGTCACCTCGTTTTACAAGCTCCATTGCGTCACGTCCATTACTTGTGTCAGGAAGTACACAACGAAAATGCAACCCAACATCATCTACATTTAGCTGTAGTGTTCCACTTGACGTGCGTCCTAATAACTTACTAGAGTCGTGATCCATGAAACAACGTACATCTGTTAAGTCTACACCGTCTAATGCTTCTGGTGAAATTGTTTCCACAAATCCACCTAAATTACGTGATTCTTTATTGAATTTTAGTGCGTATCCTTCTACTACATTATCCTCTGTCTTCTCCAGCGTCTGTAGGGCTCTGATCTCCAAGTTCTTCTTCATTAACATTCACTTCCTGTTCTGTTTTATTTTCAGTTGTTTCTGGTGTTTGACCAAGTAGGGCATCTCCTCCTTCAATCTCAGTAAAGCCAAGGTATCCACGAGCGTCATTTACAGTCAATGCTTGTGCAAATTCAGACTTAACTCTGCCTTCTGCGATTCTACGCAGTCTATCCTCTTTTGTATCTTGGCGTAGTTTAGATAAATCTAACTCCAACTCTACTCCTAATTTTAGGTTTATCTCATCACAGATAGATGACTCATACATCGCAATTGTGCTGGCAATATAAATATCATTCTGACTGGTGTCAGATGAGTTGACTAATTCTTGTCCAAATCTACTTACTGGAATACCCAATACTTTAGCAATTTGTTGTGTACTAAATTTATTAGCTTGGATTAATTTTAGTACTTCTGTATTGATTTTACTGTCAGTGAACTCTTGCGTGTCATCTATCACGACAACACCACCGTTTCCATTTACGGCTTCAAAGTCATCTCTAATTTGTTTCTTAGCACTGTTGTTGACTGCACCATTTAGTAGTTTAAGAATACCTCCAGAGAATACACCTTTGGAAAAGAAGTTGTTCAGTACTTTTAGTCCATTGGTTTGTAATGATATTTCGTCATTTAATGATAGTAAGGGTGAGCGTCCCAGCCAACCATCTGTGGTGCTTAACTTGAAATGTAAGATATCACGTGGGTCGCATTTGTACATGATATTCCCATATGGCATGTTAACCTCATATCTGTATAAGCCTGTTGCCAAGTCTCTGATGACATTAACCTGCTGTGTTTCTACAAATTCTAACTCTTTTACACTATCATCATTGTTTCTATGAATGAGAACATATGCGTTTCCTGTTAGAATAAGGTTTGAAACCACTGCATACATCATTGTATAGTGAGATTGATTTTCCTTTGGTTCTTTATTTAATATGTGCAACAAACTTTCATCAATCGTTGTAGTCTCTACAGGTTTGAATGGACTTTGAGCAATATCTCCAGCGATGATGTTGACTCCAGTATAAATATCTGAGTTTGTCAACGCTTTTAGACCTGTAAAGTTGGTAGTGTAAACTGTTCCAGTATTGATATAATCAATAAATTGCTGCTCTGTAACTGGGTTTCCGTTGTTTATGAATAATCCCATTTATTATGACCTCCCTTCTCCTGAATTAGTGGCTTCATGATATAAAACAATGGTTGGTATCATGAATAATATACCACAGGTGAATAGTCCTATGATATTTGATACTAAAAACGCTGATAAAGCGATAAATACTGCGCTAATTATATACAAAACAGCTACAATAACCGCAACAAATTTCATGTTTTCACGCTCCTTTTGCGATATTTCTAACTCTATTTTAACACAAACTAGAAGAAAAAAGTATGCTGTTTAGGCATACTCTCATGAGTTTTACTAGTAACCAAAGCCAAACTCACCATTATCTAGTAAATCTTGCAATGTTGGAGCGTCATAATCATGATATTGAGCGTCACTCATCGCATTTATTATGGCGTCAAGTGAGTCAATTTTATTCCTGTTTATTTGCTTATCAATAGCAACGCTGTCGTTGTACTCTTTAATCATGGCATTGTATGCCGCACGATTCAATAAAGGATTATTGGTGTGCATTACTTCACCTCTGCGAATTAACTCACGCAAGGCTCTTGTTGGTGAAGATAAATAGTTGATTTTCTGTGGTACTTCAATTAGTTTTTTGGGATAGGTTTTACTTAGATTAATCAAAGCCTTGTCCATCATAAATGGGTCATAATAAATACCTACCAATTGTAAGTCATTATAGTCTATGAAGTCACGTATCCAATCACACATCTCTTCACTATCTATCAGACCATCCTCACGTTGCGATATATGAATTAGGTTCATTGACTCATACTGCCTATATGGTATTTTATCAATTGACTGTTTATGGTCAATGCCTCCTACTGATGATACAAACCCATGTGTATCTAGTAATAACTTGTGTTCTTCTTCTATTGGAATAATCCATGAAACAGCTGTCATGTCTGATGTTCTAGCTAAGTCAATACCAATATATACTTTTCTACCTCTAATATTATAATTAGTAGGTGCTTTCACTGCGTCCCATTCCTCTTTGGTTACAAAACTATCTTTAGATGATTGTACCCAAAAATTTTCTTCTTTTGTAAGCCAACCTGATAAATCCATTTTACCTTTATACTCGTCAAGTGAGTTGCGCTTGTGTTCCATCATTGATTCATAAGCTTCTGGTATTTCTAGTAAAGGGTTTGCCTTGATCCAGTTCGCCTCATCATCAACTTCTGATAGACTATCCATCTCCCAACATAATGCAAGATAGGCGTCTGCTTTAACTTCGTCATTCAGTAACTTTTCAACAAATGCGTAATCTATAGTAAACATTGGCCCATTCAGATTCTTTGTTGCTGTGGAAATCATTAGAATCAATCCTTCCACTTGTTGCGCTTGTGATGACTCTAATACTTCAATAATACTTGTATCTTTAGCTTCACCATACTCATCTAAAATACCGCATAAAACATCTAATCCATCTAGTGTGTCTGCGTCACTTGATAGTGGCTTAACGGTTGATTCATCACTAGCTTCAATATCATATCTACGAACAGTTGTTCTTTTCTTCACTTCTTTTGATACGCTACGTAGTGCCATTAATTGAGATTTTAGCATTCTGAAAACGATTCCTGCTTGCTCTTTTGTGTTGGCTGCCGCTACTACTTGACGGCTTGCTGCTGGATTCTTACCAAATAAAAACTCATATAAGGCAATGCCAGCTACAATTAAAGACTTACCATTCTTACGTGCTAGTGAGATATAGGCTTTTCTAAAACGTCTAGTATTATCTCTCTTTTTGCGCCAACCATATAGTAAACCAATAATGAATTTTTGGAAGGTGGCTAACTTCAGTGGTTTACGACTCTTTGGGTCAGGTAACATCTCCATGAATTTAATAACTGGAATTGCTTCTTCTGGTCTATAAATATATGGATAATCTGGTCGTTTAGACAACTCTACCTCTCTTTGATGACGTTCAATGGCCTTTTTAATTTTTGTTCCTACACGAATATCCACTTTAATGGTCTTATATTTACCATCTTCAACAATGTATTTTTTACCTTCTACATATCCTTTTTCAATTAAATCTATATAATCTTGTACTGGATCAAACATTTATGTATTCCTCCTTTTATGCTAGTCACTTATATTATAGCATAAAAAAAGACCCACTAGTTAGCTAGACTAGTGGAATGTTGTAATATCTGCGAATATACACGCCCCTACATCAAATGTATGGTCGCTTTCAGTGTGTTAGTCGTCAAGTAGGGTTATACTACCACACCCATAGCCAGATACTGTGGCTTGCGGTCTTTTCGTTAGCCGTAAACGACTGTTCCTTTGATATCCAAACAGTAACCCTTTTTAATGTGGAGTGTGGTGAACCACTATATACCGCTGTGAGCTAAGGTTTCCAACTCTCACATGGCTACTCATTAGAGAGCGTTTTAGCATACTCTCGCTTGCGGTGTCACGAGAGGTGTATTAGATGCCACCTAGCTAATATGTACATCCCCAAAGACTCATCTCTGGGGAGAGGGTGCGTGAACCATAGTAATACACCCTAATGGTCTGGTAACTGTTCAATATAGATGACTCCTACATCACCTATATTTTGGTGTCTCCAATGTTCGATTTATATATTTATTATACCACAAAGTTTTATTTTTGTGTAGTTTATCCCTCAAACATTTTTGCAAATGGGTCAATTACTTCTTTCTCTTTCTCAGCTGGAAGAATAATTTTCATTCTTGAATTGATTGTTAAACCTAAGTCGTTGGTTGCCGTTTTAAGCTCTTTTGAATAGGAGTTCATAGCATTTACCCATGGATTGGCTTTACCTGTCTCAGGGTCAATTGCGCCCATCTGAGCTACTTTCTCTACTGCTTCTGCGTATAAATAATTGTAATTACAGTATCTAATAACTGTATTAACATCTAATTCAGAAATAGGCAAATCGCCCACATATGCTCCAATGCGATCCCATTCATTGAATGCTTGTGGTAATAAGCCTGGTGGATAAAAACTAAAGTCTAGTTTTTCATAGTTATAAAGTACTTCTTCCTCCTTCTCACGCTCCTCACGTTGCTGAGTGGTCAAGTTACCACTCTGAGCGTTTAATAATTTTCGTGGTCTTGCCATTTTATCACTCCTTAGCCCATGACGTTCTATTTTTGTTTTGGTCTGATACGCTAGACCATATTAGATTTGACACCTTATTGTTGTGTCTGTTACGGTCTTTATGATCTACCGTGAATCCTTCTTTTTTACCACTAAGAAACGCTTCTGCTACCAATATGTGAACGCGTTTTCCAGTACGTTGCCCATTTTTATACAAATCAACACATAGATACCCATGATCTTTTTCATACGGCTTAACCTGTGTTTGTTTTATTCCATCTGTTGCTAATACACGCCCCATTGTTGAAACTTTATAATTGGGGTATCCTGGAATTGTCTTCCATTGTTCTGCCATTTGTTTAATCCTCCTTTGGGGCTTCTGTAATTTCAAAGTGACGATTGCGTCCGCCTAATTTTGTTTTAATGTCCTTAAAGTAGCCACGCTTCTTATTATAAAAATCATCTGCTGCGAATTGTGATTTGAATTTGCGTGTCTGCCCAGTTGATAAATCTTTTACATACACTGGTTTTGGTGCAGGCATTGTGTAACCTCCCTTATTTTATTTTTGAGTTAACGGATAACTCCCTTATATAGCTTTATTATATCATATATAAAGAACCCTGTGTGAAGAAACCAGGGTTCAATCTTGTTTATAGGGGGAACAATCGTATAAGCGAAATAACATACTATATATAGTATGACTCCTTTATTTTCAACACAAGAAACCAGATTTAAATCACGTTTACGAGGGGAAAAGGACGTTTTTCAAACTTCATTTTTAGAATTTCGTGCGAAGA